GAAGTGGATGTTCTTCCCGGCGTAGCCGTCGGCGAGCTTCTTGAGAAACTCGCGGCCCTTCTGCGAGATCGAGTAGCTCCCGGATTCGAAGAGGACGTCCCCGTCGAGCGTCCACTTGCCGGTCTTCGGGTCGAACGTCTCATACTGGGTCGGGCCGCCGCCCATCCACAGGACCACGCGCTCGGCGGACGGCCGCGCCGAGCCGAGGGCCCGGGCGACGATCTCGTCGTGCAGCGCCTGGCGCTCGGGCGTCAGCAGGCCGTCCTTGCCCGTGAAGCGCTCGAGCGTGTCGGCCCCCTCGGGGTTCGCGAGCTGGTAGCGGCCCAGCTCCTCGGTCAGACCCTCCCTGGCGCGGATCTCCTTCAGCGTCATGGGGCGGTAGCGCTCGTCGACGAAGTCTTGCACGCGCAGCCGACGCTCGCGGAACAGTTCGCCCCTGGTCGGCCCGAGCACGTCGTCCTGGACCTGCCTGGGCTGGTCCTCCAGCCACTCCTGGTACGTGAGTTTGGCCGGGACCTGGCCGTTCATCGAGGCCCGCGTGCCGGCGGGCGCTTCGCGCAGCGAGATGCCGAGCTCCTTCCAGCTCTTCAAGATCGGGGTCGTCGTCGACCTGCAGCCGTAGTGCGCCGGGGGGCGCTGGCCTTCTCCGACAGGGAAGACCTTGCCGTCGAGCGTCTGGCAGGTCGGCGTCGTGCGCGCGTCCAGCGTGGACACCCAGAGCACGCCCTTCACCACGTCCTGGTTCTCGCGGTAAGTGTCCTCGCGCGCCGCAGCGCTCACATGCGTCACGGCCGTACGGGCCAGCGCGGCCGCCCCCCTGCGGATGCGCTCCAGCTCGCCGTCGGCGAAGCCGGCCTCCTCGGTGCCCCGCACGCGGCGCGTGATCTGCGGGATCGTCTCTCCGGCCGCCAGGCCGAGGTTCACCGCCCCGACCAAGTGCTCCTGCGCCTTGTCCATGAGCGAGCCCCAGAACTCCTTGAGCACGTGCCCCTCGAAGGGCCGCTCCCGTACGATGGAGCGCAGCAGCCCGGGCGCGGGCAGGGTCGCGTGGAACTCGACCAGGTCCTGCGCGCCCCCCCGGACCATGTTGGCGTCCAGCCTGGTCGCGGCCCACTCCGCCTCGCTCATGGCGAGATCGTCCAGCCCCTCGCCCAGGCGTTTGTATGCGTCCAGCATGCCGGCGCGCACCACGTCCTTGATCGCGCGGACCATGTCCTTGTAGCGCTCGGTGCTCCACAGGCCCGTGCCGAGCCTTTCCACCTTGCCGCGCGCGACGCGCTCGAGCCGCGCCACCAGCGTCCCCAGCACGTCCGGAAAGACCTGCTCGTTCAGGAAGCCGACGACCTGGTTCGCCTCGTGGGCCTTGAGGCGCTCGAGGTAGACGGCGTGCGCCACGGCCTCGCGCAGGATTTGCTCGTTGATCCGGAAGCGCAGGGCGAGCCGGGCGATCTCCGGCTCGAGCGCGATGCCGACGGGTTCTCCGGCCATCCGTCAGCTCGGCCGTGCTCAGGGACCCCCGGCCGCCCCGAGCTGCGCGAGCAGGCCCAGCGCTGGACCCTCCTGCCGCGCCCGCTCTGCCTCGTGCTCGGGGTCGACCGTCTCGGCCAGCACGCCGCGGCGCTTGGCCTCCGCCAGGAGCGTCGCGCCACGCAGCTTCCCGGCCTGGCTCATGGTGAGCAGCATCGCGAGCTCGGCAGGCTGTGCGAGCGAGATCGAGAACTCGTTGAACACGTCGACGGCGAAGTCCTCGGGGAGCTCGAAGCGCGGGTCCACCCACCGGCCTGCCAGCTCCAGGCACTGGCGCAGGAAGCTCTCCAGCACCCGGATCCAGGCCTGGACCTCGGAGTGCATGCGGGCCTCGTCGATCTTGCGGCCCGTCGCCGTGACGTCGCTCATCTTCTCGATCAGCGGCTGGAGGCCGAGCACCTCCATCCTGGCCTCGAGCGTCTTCAGGTCCTGCTCGCCGGCGGCCACGGAGGCGCCGGTGTGCTCGACCCAGGAAAGACGAGCGTTGGGGTCCTGCGCGCGCGCCATCTGGTTCACCGACAGGACGAGCGACGGGTCGTCGGGTCCGAAGCCAGCGCCGAAGAGAATGGGCACGCGCGCGTAGTGCACGATGTTTCGCTGGTCGGAGAGGGACTGCCAGTGCGCGAGGTTGAGCCAGGCGAGGTCCTCGAAGGGCGGCTCGGCGGTTAGCGGGCCGGAGCGCCGCACGTAGTAGGTCAGCAGTGGCACGCGACCGAGCGTGTTGGCGCCCTCCTCGACCTTGATCGCGACCTTGCCGTCGGTGCGCCACAGCTCCCAGCGGTCCGGCTCATACACGCGGACGTACTGTGCCTCCTTGTCGGCGTAATCGCCCTCAGGCTCCACGCGACGCTCGATGATGCGGATCTGCGCGAGCTCATCATGGCGACCCTCGACGAAGCGCCAGCCGATCAAGTCGGGCGCTGGCACGTGCACAAGGTAGGGTCGCACGCCGGCCGCGCGCTCCTGGTCGACCCGCATCGCGGCCCCGGTCACGGGGAAGTCGACGAGGACGTGCGAGAGCCCGTGCACGATGGCGTCGCGGAACAGGGCGGCCGCGAACTCGCTGATCGCGGTGCCCATCCAGTCCGCGTCAGCCCAGAGCGCCTCGAGCTGCTCGGGCAGCTCGCCGCGGTGGGTCACGGGCCTGGAGAAGGGTTTGGCGACCAGCTTGTCGATCGTGTCACGCAGCGCCCCATAGAGGATCGTGCGGTCCAGCCGAGCCTGGTAGGCGTCGGGCGTCTCCTTGGACTCCCTCGGCAGCCAGCGGTCGCGGCGCGCGCGCATCTGGCTCGTGCCGCCCAGCAGGTCGTGGATGAGCTCCCAACGCTCCGCCATGCGGCGGTAGGCAAGGCTCTCGGAGTCGACCTTGTCCTGGGTCCGGACGAGCTTCAGCGCGTGCGCGTGCTGGGCCACGATCGGAACGAGCTATCCCTTCTTCATCTTCCAGGCCAGCCCGCCGCCGAGCACGGCGGTCAGGATCGTGCCCGCCGCGATGCCGACGGCCGGGTTGCCCGTGCCGACGGTGACGACCGTGCCGAGCGCGTCGGCGATCGCGCCGCCCACGGTCGCGCCGGAGCCGTCAGAGACGGCGCCGTTCGCGATCGGCGCCGAGAAGAAACCACGCAGCCCCGCGCAGGATGAGCAGAGCAGGGGCGCCGCCAGGATGATCGCGCGCTTCATGGCGCTACGCCTTCCCCCACTTCGCCATCCCGCGCGAGAGCGAGTAGAGCCCTACGACCGCGGCCGCCGGCAGCCACGCCGCCTGGAAGCCGAGCCACACGAACGCGATGGCGGTCAGCAGGAACTCGCGTTCTTGCCAGGCCGCCTTTCCTGTCATTTCTGTCATGTCTGCTCCTTGGGGCCCTTGCCCCGCCAGACCTTGCCGACCGTTGCCGCCAGCCTGTGCCTTTGCCACCAGCTCAAGGCCGCAACGACGACCGCAGTAGCGACGGCCGAGATGGTCTCGACCGTCCAGTATCCGCCGCTCGGGGGCGGCGGCTGATCTCCAGGGTAGACCGGCAGCTCCGGCACGTCCACGCGGCCCAGCGGGCGCACGATCTCGATCTTGACCGGCTCGGGCTCCAGGAAGGCGAAGGGCTGGACCGTCAGCCAGGCTGCGAGCGCGTCAGGGTCGCGCTCCGATCCAGCCCCCGCCTGTCCATCGTCCGGTTCGATGCGGCCGGGGATGCGGAAACTCTCGGCCTCCCATGCTCCAGCGCCCACGGTTGTAGAGCGCGCCACGCGCGACCAACCGGCGGCGCTGCACGCGCAGGTCATCCAGACGAACGCCAGGAACGCGGCCAGCGCCAGCGCCCAGTACCAGTGCTCGGTCCAGCGCGGCGTCACGACTGCACTCGATTCCCGAGCACGCGCCACGCGAGCCCCGACAGGCCGAGCTGCGTGAGCGCGAAACCAGCCGCCGCGAGCCAGATCGGCCGCTGATCGTCCAGCCTGCCGCCGCCCGCGCGCCACACGCCCGCCGTCGCCAGCAGCGCGTGACCCAGCGCCAGCGGCACAACGTGCCGCCGCAGCGGGTGCCGCCGGTAGGGCGCGAGCAGCGCCAACGCCACGCCGCCCGAAAGGCCGGCCAGCATCGCCAGGAGGATGCGCAGCGAGACCGTCACGGGCCGACCTCGCGCAGCTTCGCCACGTCGCACTCCACGCGCTCGATGCGGCCCTCGATCACGTCGCGGCGCGCGTAGATAC